TACCAAGCCTGCCGCATTCTAATTTATATTATACTGGGAGTCTCTTCGGAGGCTCCTTTTTTTTAATTCTTTATTGAGAATAATACTCATTATCAAACTATGCCTTTTCCTACTACTGGCTCCAACACTGAGCTACAAGCTGTTAATCAGATCCTGGCGTCAGTTGGTCAGGCTCCTGTCACTACGCTAGATACAGAAGAAATCCTCGTATTTAATGAGGTGTCAAGAATTACAGGCTTCTTAGATTCTACAACTCTCTTTACTAATACAAATAATATTCCAGCTGGTACTTACATTTCTGGTATTGGTGTTGCTAATAATACAGCAATCGCTACTACAGAAACCGTGTTTTCTACCACAGGTTCTATTACAAGTAATGTACTTACTTCTCCATCACCATATATTCCGAAGAATACTTTTATTACTGGAACTGGAATTGCTAATGTATTAGTACAATCAGGTCCAAGTGGTTCTGGTCCTTATACTTATACAGTTAGTGCACCTAATGCTACGTCTACTACGTTAACATTAGATCCTATTCTGTATCAATACACCACTAACATTTCACAAACATTAGCCACTTCAGATAATTTCCTTGATCTATCAAGAGCTATTGTTACACAAAAAGTAGAGTCACAAACTAATCCAGACGTTGCAATTGCTTATAATACATTAAAAGAAACTTCACGTGAAGTACAATCTGAAGGTTGGTCTTATAATACAGAAAGAAATTATGATCAGTTTAAACCTGATGGTTCTAAAAAAATTGCTATCCCTAACAATGTAATCCAAATGGATTTAAGCCAAGATTATACAAACAGTCTTGGTCGTAATGTTGTTAACCGGGCTGGTTATGTTTATGATACTATTAAACATACTGACATCTGGGATACAGATGAAACCCTTTATTTTGATGTAGTATGGGAACGAGACTATCCTGATATCCCTCAACCTATTCAAGCTTATATTGTAGCACGTGCAGCTGCTACTGTATCTAGTAGAATTATTGGTGATCCAAATCAATACCAAATGCTACAACAAAAAGAAGCTTACACAAGATCAATGGCTCTTGAATACGATTGTAATCAAGGTGACCATAGCTTCTTTGGTGCACCAAAAGAAGGTAACTACTATAAGAGCTACAGTCCCTTTGACTCCCTGATTCGCTAATGCCAGCAGTAACTCAATTGACACCTAACTTTCTTGGTGGTGTCTCTAAACAAAATGACGACAAAAAATTAGAAGGTCAGATAACTGAATGCATCAACGGTTATCCTGACCCTACCTTTGGTCTACTTAAAAGACCTGGTATGAAACATATTAATGTTTTAAAAAAAGCTAATGGTGATGTATTTACTAAAGCAGAACTAGCCAATGCAGTATGGTTTTATATTGACCGTGCTGGTGCTGGTTCTTATATTGGTGCTATTAAAGGTACTAACATTTATATCTGGACAGCAGCTGATGGTACGTTGTGTACTGTTACTGGACCAGGTGGGGGAGCATATGCTACTTCGTATCTAACAGGCACAACATCTGATGATTATCATTTCCGTAGCATTCAAGATACTACAATCATTACAAACAAAACTGTCGACACTGCGATGCAAGCAGCTGGTACGTTTGTTGCTAATTCAGTCGCCACGCTTAAACTACTTACACTTGTAAATACTTATAGCTATACAGTTACTATTCAAAACATAGAAGCACAAGTAACTGCTTCAAACAGTACAACATTTGATGATATGTTGTTGTATGATTCTGCTGATGTGAATACTAACCACCATTTAATTGATAAAATTAAAGATGAGATTGAAGCACAGCATACAGCAGCTAATGCAGATTTTGCTGGTATCTGGTATTTGGAAGGTTACAACAACAGTATTGTTATTAAACGTGGTACTGGTGCTAATGAAGTTAAAACTGATTACAGTGCAGTTACTGGTACTCCTGTATCTTTTGAAATCGATGCTAGAGGTGGTCTTAATAACACTGCACTTGAAGTATTTGAAGACGATGTAACTGATGTATCTAAACTACCACTTGAATCTTTTACTGATCATAACGTAAGAGTATTAAACAGTGATAGTGCTGAAGATGATTACCATGTTAAGTTTGTTGCTTACGACACTACCTTAAATAGAGGTCGTGGTTATTGGAAAGAAACAGTAGCACGTGATGCATCACCTGGTGTAGATAATACAACCATGCCACATGAATTGACTAACACTGGTGCTACTACGTTTACCTTTGGACCTATTACTTATAAAAATAGGCTTGCGGGTGACGATGTAACCAGTCCTATACCGTCTTTTATTGGTTCAAAGATAAACTCTACCTTCTTCTACAGTAACCGTTTTGGTGTATTGTCTGGAGATAATGTAGTCCTTGGTGTAGCTAATGACTCCTATAATTTCTTTGTTAAGTCAGCACTAACACAGATTGCTTCAGATCCTATTGATCTAAACGTATCTAGTGTGCGTCCTGTTTCATTGTCTGAGGTATTGCCTTCACCACAAGGTCTTATCTTGTTTAGTGAACGCCAACAGTTTCAACTCTATGCAACTGATGCCAGCACTCTTACACCAACTTCTGCTGTAATTCGAGCACTAGCTAACTATGAGATGGCAACTGATATTGCCCCTGTAGATGTTGGTACTACCTCTGCATTTATTAGTCGTGTGCCTGGTTATAGTAAACTATTTACTATGGCACTACGTGATGTAGAGCAAAGCCCTGTTGTTGTAGATATCAGTAAAGCAGTATTGGAATGGATTCCTGCTACTGTAGATGATATTACTACAAGCCCACCTAACTCTGTTGTAATGTTAATCGATAGGGATACATCTTACTTGTACCTGTATCGTTATTATAACAACGGTGAGAAAGACCTGTTTCAAGCTTGGACTAAATGGGAACTACCTGGTACTATTCAAGCTGCAAAAATTATTAACGATAATGTTTTTGTAGTCCAACAGTTTGAAGATGAATATTCTATTGGTTCTATAGTGCTTGATGAGATCCCTGCAGGAGACTCTGTATCGGACACAACTACCTTTGAAGGCAATGCATGTCTAGACATGGCTACACGTCCTGTGAGCCCTGGTGGAGGCGTCTCAGCGGTTGTATATGAAGTAGCATTAGATCGTACTAAGATCTACTTACCTTATAAACCACTTAGTACTAAAAAAGGTGCTATGCTCCTTAATGTACCTAAAGCAGAAGTTAATAATACATCAGCTGCTTTAGATGCAGATGCTGGTTATTGGGCTGAAGTTGAAGGGTTTACCGAGCCAGGTACTGGTTATTATTACTTTGAAATCCAAGGTGATTTTACTGGTTATGCTGATGGTATGCTTGTAGGTTATAACTATGACTTTGAAGTAACACTACCTAAGTTTTACTACAGACGTAATGAAACCACTACTGATTATACTGCAACATTAACTATAGCTAGAGTTAACTTCTCACTTGGTAGGACTGGTGCTGTTGTATTTAAATCAAAAGCTACGGGTTCTAATGAATGGGCTGCTGTAAAAAATGTAGCTGAAGCTAGTTACTATACAGGTGATAGTAATCCCATTAAAGAAGAAAAAACCTTTACTGTACCTATCCATCAACGTAATACTAATTTTGAATTAAAAGTGACAAGTAATCAACCATACCCTGTATCGTTAGTATCGATGATGTGGGAAGGCAACTATTCCCCACGTTATTATAGGAGGTCTTAATGATTAATAAAAATTATAATCTTCTGGGTGAACAGCTAGCTGAGTCTGGACTGGAGATGAGTTTTGAACCTATTACAGGTGCTATTATTAGTGGTGTAGCTTCTATTGCTAGCGGTATCTTTGGTTCATCTCAAGCTGATGCACAAAACAGAGAAGCAAGGAAGGCACAAAAGAAAGCTGAGAAAGCTGCAGAAGAAGCAGCTGATGCAACTAATGAGTATAACAAACGTTCATTTGAAGTTGATAAACAAAACTACGCTAATACTCGTGCATTTGAACGGGACACCTTAATAAAGAATTGGCAATACCAAACTGAACAACAGGATTTTGGATACTTATCAGCAATTGAGCAGTACGGTAAGTCTGTACAAAACACTCAAGATAGGCTTACATATGATAGTATTGCAGCAATGCAAGCTTATGAATCTGAACAGTCTGCATTGAATGATCTTTTTACTGAAGATGCTTTTACACGTCAAGGTATGCTTGTCGATCAACTACAAAACGAAGGTAAAGCTGCTTTAGGTCAAGCTGGTAATTCACGTGGTAAGGCATTGCAATCTAGTATTGC